AAGCCAGGTACCGGATCTGCCTCGAACACAGGTTCTGGTAAGCCACAGAGTTAACAGGCCCCTCACTGTTAACTCTAAAAGGAGTACTCGCAAGATGGCCTTAGCTACTGATAGTGATGTAAGAGCTTACGTGGAGATGGCAGCCGGCGTCGACACGGCACCTTACATCACAGCCGCATCTGCAGTAGTGACAGCTCATCTTGCGAGCTCTGGACTATCTACTGCGATCAAAACGCAGGTCGAAATTATGTTAGCCTGTCACTTTGCGACTCTCGCAGTTGAGCGAGGCGGCCTGCGCAAAGAAGCTATGGGCGATGCTAATCAGTCGTATCAGACTATAAGTGAGAAGTATACAGGATTTAACAGCACCCGATTTGGCCAGTCAGCTATTGCACTGGACTCTTCAGGAACTCTAGCAGTGCTCGGCATTACGAAGCCTAGAGCACAGTTCCGTGTCGTGGGTAATGCTGATACCGATAATGCAAGTTAGGGATTGCCATGAGCTTCTTGACTTCAAATGGCGACGCTACTATATCTCAACGCCCGAGTTATGCTTCACCTGAGAATAGCTGGGGCTACAGTGCGGTTCAGACAATTCCTCCTGGAGGTGACTTAGAAGGGTCAGGTGTTCTAACTACCCATCGTGATGTTATCATCGCAGGTAAGATCGTAGGTGGGCCAGCAACAGTATTCGTTGAGTTCTCTGTCAACGGAGGTATTGACTACGATAGCTCATTCTCGTATGTTATACCTATTAATGGTGGAATATACAGGTCAATACAGAAGAATACCCGAACCTGCCGTGTGCGTATAGTAGATGGTGGCAACGGTGTAGAGGCTATTCGGTTTCAGACAGAATTCAGAGAAGCGCGTGCACCTAGTTCCCCACTGAACGGTACTATCGACTCAGGTGCAGATTCTTCGGTAGTACGAAGTGTCAGCTCTGAACTGGATATAGCCTTCGGACGGTTTGATGGCATCTATGAAGATACCAAATTTGGCTGGACTGGCTTTCACGACGCTGCAGATCCCTCAGCAGATGTGTGGCCCTTGTCAAGAGATGACTACGTTAACAAGTTGAGTCAAAAGACGTTCCCTGATTCAGCTGCAGAGCTATTTGTGGCTACGACTGCGGAGGCAGATGCTAACCTGCAGTTTACGGCAGAAGTCATTGATGAGAATGGCCTATTCTCTGAAGTAACTTTTACTACCCATGCTACTGACGGCCGTATTGGAACTAGTCTAGGCGTATCTGGGTTAGACGTAAACCGAGTGGAGTTAACAGGCGACGATCAGAATAACACTGGTGATGTATTTGTCACTCAAGGAAATGACTTCGCAGGTACTGGAATTCCTAACACGCTGGCAGATACTGTTGCCTTCATAGAAGCCAATGAAGGACAAACTCAACAGGCAATGCGTAGAGTTCCGCTAGATCGTAGAACGCGCATTAAGGGTATAATCATTACCATTGCAAGGGCTAGTGGTGCTGCAGGCTCGGCAATCATCAAGTTAAGAGTCAAAAAGCCGGGAGGATCGTGGGTTACGAAACGCAGGTGGAATCTGCCTACAGGTGAGGTAATCAAACGTGCTGCGGGCCTGGTATTTGACGGCGGTACTCTAATTAAGGGAGTTGTCGATTCTGTATCTGACCAAGATACTCACGTGACATTCGAATTCGTCTACGAGGACATTGAAATAGCAGCATGACACTCGTTAAGTTTGGCATATACCCGCATACTGCAACCTACTGGGGCTCCCCTGCGAATGATGGCTCCGGCGGATTGACTTTTGATGCGCCGGTAGCTATGAGTGTCAGGTGGGAAGAAAGAGCCGAGCAGGACTTCGACGAGAATGGAGAACTCTTTATCAGTCAAGCTCGTGTATACTCTGAGGATACGGATTTTGACATCGGAGGTTATTTATATCTAGGCACGTCTGTGGAAACTGATCCTACTGCAGTCAGCGGTGCATATAAGATTCGTAACTACCGCCGCATTAACAACCTACGTGGTACTGCAGCAGAACGGAGGGCTACACTGTAATGGCTATTGCACCTTTCAGACCTATCCGAGTTAGTATCAGCCCAACAACTATGCGTTCCGGCTCCGCTGTTAGAACGCAGATGAATGCCTTGGAGAATAACTTCCGTCAGTGGGTTCTTCACCTTAGAGGACAGTCAGGTGAAGTACTAAGAGCGGCGCTAGCACCGACGCTCGAGAAAGCAAAGAAGTACTGTCCGAAAAAGACGGGGGCTCTTCGTAAGAGTGCATACCTGGAGGTACAACGACAAGGTGCATTTGGCAGTTATGTTGCAGAGATTGGGTTCGCTCGAGGGGGTGTACCTGAGTATGCAATATACGTACATGAAGTTCCTTACATGCATGCCGCTCCTACTCGTTGGAAGTTCCTACAGGCTGCAATCGAAGAAGATAGTGCAAGGATCCAGAGAGACATTGCATTGGGATTCAGGCGTGCTTCCGGTGTATGACCCTAAAAGAGGTTGACTAACAATGAAACTGAAGACTGTGACATATCTAATCTCGCTGCTGCTGGCAGTTCTTGCCTGTAGTCATGCGACCTACGCTGCTGATATCTACCGTGCTCCTACTACCGGCGCCATCTGTGAAGATACCTGCTGGAAAGCGAACTGGACCGGTATTTGGATCGCCGGTGATGTTGGCTACGGCCAGTCCAATACCGAGGTATCCGCGGGCTATGAAGGTGTCGAATATTTCAACTTCAACGGCCTATCCGGTATGGGAGGGGTCTTCGGCGTCAGTGCTGGAGGTGATTTCCAGATCGGGAAACTGATTCTCGGTGGTGGTGCAGGTTACGATTGGAACTTTATCGAATCAAGTGCGTCCTTCGACGGTGAGTCAATTACACTCGAGAACGGCAATCAATATTACCTACAAGGGCGCGTCGGCGTTGCAGCGACCAATTCGACAGCTATCTTTGCCTTGCTACGTTATGTATGGCAGGATGGTGCTGAAGTTAACGGTGCGATCGACTACAAACTGGAAGACCGGCAAGGCTGGGGCGTCGGCGTCGAGTTCGAAACAGCCATGACCGAAAATGTTTTCATACGCGGGCAGTACGTCCATACTACATTCGGCGAGGAAGAATATAGCCTAGGCGATGGCTTTATCCGCGAGGATACTACCACCGACGTAGGCAAAATCGGTATTGTCTACAAATTTGGAATCGTCCAGTAAGTAACTGGACTAGAGTATAAGGACTACAAATGCCCAGTCCCGCTGTTGGTGCAAAAACATTACTAGTAGCCGCAAGTGTTGGTAGTAATACACCATCAGCGGACTGGGCTATCCATGTGTCGAAGATGCCCGATCGTCCTGATAGGGTGATAGCTATCTTCGATTCGGGTGGCACAGAGAACCCGAATCCAAAATGGCTGTTAGACTACCGCAGCATTGCGGTCCAGGTCAGAGGTAAAGTAAGCGACTATGCACTCGCTTACAATAAAGCACTAGAAGTCAAGGACGCTTTGTTAGGTCTGCCTGCTCAGACTGTCGGAGGAGATCGCTGGGACGGGGTAACGATGATCAGCGACATTGCGTTCGTAGGACGTAACGAGAATGATCAACCTATCCTGAGTCTGAACTTTAGGATAATCATCGAACCGGCAGATAATGCCTTGACTAATAGAGACGAGCTTTAGGCGAAGGAATTAAACTATGTCAAAACGAATTCGTATCTCCGACGACACCGGCACCAACTGGTACACTTTCCCGGGTAACTCGGGTGAGTTCCGGAGTGAGGGGCAATCGCTTCCCGATACTATCTTTGGGCAGAACTTCTCGTCGGCTGAGGTTGGCCTGATCAACGCTCAGGTAATCTCCAATGGCCTGTACAAAGGCTTTGCAGGTTACCACTGTGACCTACAGCAGATGGCTGGTTCTACAACTACGTTCACACAGGAGGCATGTGCTCAGGAGTCAGGTCTGATCTATGCAATCTCCGATGCCACGAAGAACGTGTGGGATCATACTCAGGCTATCGTTATTCGTGACGATGCAGTAACAGTAACCGATGAAGTGGAATGGATCGACTTCCTTCGTGGACGGTTCAAGTTCCAAGGTTCGTACACTGTTCAGGGTGCAGTGGATGCATCAGGTGAATTCTTCGCCAAGGCTACTGTAGCCAAAGGACGGTCGTTCAATCTCACGCAGACAATGGCGCCGATCGACGATACTGACTTCGCCACTGCGCAGGCTAACTCAGGTCGCAACACCTACGAGTACGGCCTGAAGACAGTCAACCTGGAAATTGGCGCTGTCTATGCAGCAGCTAACGGTTGGAAGACAGTACTCGAGGGGCGCAGCCTTGTCATTATTGAGATTGCGCCTGTTGGCAACGGTGGCAACGAATCTCGAGCGATCGGTATCTTCAAAGCAGTCAGACAGTCACATTCCGGTGACGTTGGCAACCTGGAAGAAGAAACGGTCAACTTCGAACTGCAAGTCCCGCAGGAATCTGATGTGGCTACAGTAGGTGCAGACAACGATCTGTTCCTAACTCCATTTGTATGGACTCATCCGTCAGGTACAAATATCGCCACATCCCTGCAGAAGGCATTGGAAGCCT